GCGCCGGCGGTCGACGGGTCGCGCGGCGCGAGCATCGGGTCGAAGTCCGGGTCCGGGTGGAGCTCGAGCACGGAGGAGAGGCCGGCCTCGGCGAAGATCCGGCCGACGCGCGCCGACCACGTCTCGGCCGGCCAGCTCGAGGCGCCGACCGGGTACTGGCGAAGAGTCGAGAGCCGGCCGACCGCGACGACGGTGAGCTCGTCGACGTCGAGCGCGGCGTCTGTCACCTTGCCGGTGAACCGCGGCAGGCTCGGGCCGGCGCCGTCGCGGACGGTGACCGCGAGCGTCGAGCCGACGCGGAAGTCCCGCGCGAAGCCGGCCGGAACCTCGAAGATCGTGAGCTGGCAGGACGTCGCCGTAGGCTCGTCGAGAAGCTGCTCGCGACCATGATGGATCGTCACGTCGGCGAGGACCTTGTCGAGCGGGATCGAGACGCCGTCGAGGACGATCGCGTCCGGCCAGAGACTCACAGGCGACCTTGCCGGCGATCGTGGTTGATGAGGACGCGGCGGATCGCTCGAGCGGTTCCCTCGACGTCGACGGCGCCGTAGACGTTGATGGTCGTCCCGGCGGCGGCGGCGTGCGTACCGGCGCTCGGCGAGCTCGAGCTCGAGCTCGTCGCCGGCATCAACGGCCCGGGAAGGTTCGGGAGATGAATCGACGGGACGTGTATCCGGCCGAGCCAAGAGATGAGGCTCTGGACGGCGGCGATGACGGCGTCGAGCGCGCCGGCGATGCCGCGGATCGCGCCCTCGAGCGCCCCGAACGTGAAGCCCTCGATCTTCCCGAAGGCGGCGCGGATACGGTCGACGACGCCCTCAACGGCGCCGGCCGCGGTGAGCGCGGCGTCCTTCAACGTGTCCCAGTTGCGCTCGATGATGTAGATGGCGGCGCCGATCGGCCCGAAGGCGAAGAGCGCGAGTTTCCAGTGTCCGACGATCCAGTTGAAGGCCGCGGTTGCGGCGGCGAGGAGGTTGTCGAAGACGACGTCGAGCGCCTGGACGCCCCGCTTGACGATCGCAAAGGCGGCGTCGACGATATCGCGGAAGGTCTCGCTTTTCTTGTAGGCGATGACGAGGCCGGCGGCGAGCGCGGCGATCGCGATGATGACGAGCCCGATCGGGTTCGCGTCCAGGGCGGCGTTGAGGAGCCACTGGGCCGCGGTCCAGATAGCGGTCGCGGCCTTCGCCGCGATCTGGAGCGCGTTGTAGACCTTGATCGCGGCGTTGGCGATGAGGATGCCGGCGGCGAGCGCGGCGACGACGCCGACGAGAATCTGGATCGCCTTAGTGTTCTCGGAGGCGAACGAGGCGAGCGAGCGGAGGACCGGGAGGAGCGCCTGGATGATCGGGAGCAAGGCGGCGCCGAGCTCCTCCTGGAGCTCGCCCATCTGGACCGTGAGGATCTTGTACTGGCCGGCCGCGGTGTCGGCGCTCTTCGCCGCGGCGCCGCCGGTCGTCTTCGCGAGCTCGCCCATGATGGTGTCGAAGTCGTTGGATTTCTTCGCGGCCTCGGAGAGCCCCGGGATGAGTTTCTCGAGCGCGCCGGTCTGCCCGGTGTAGGCCTTCGCGATCGCGGCCGAGACGGTGTCGACGTCCTTCCCGGACGCCGCCGAGATATCGAGCGCGGCGCTCATGAGTTTCTGAGCCTTGACCGTGTCGTGCGTCGCGGTGACGATCTTTTCGAGCGCCGGCCGGAGCTCGTCGTCGGCGACGCCCGTCGCGAGCGCCGTCTTACTGATCCAGGCCTCGGTCGAGGCGATCGCGGCGTCGGAGGCGCCCGTCGTCCGCTGGAGGACGCCGGCCAGATGCTCTTGCGCGGCGGCGTCCTCGGCCGCGGCCTTCGCCGCGCCGACCGCGGCGAAGCCGATCGCGCCGAGCGCGGCCGCGGCCGGGAGCGCGGCCTTTTTGAGCCCCGCGCTCATCTTCGAGCTCGTCGACTGGGTCTCGCCGAGCGTCTTGTCGAGCGTCGAGAGCTCGCGGATCGCTTGGCCGGCGTCGGCGCCGACCTTGATGAGAATGTTGCCCGGGCCGGCCACTAGAGGAGACCGTGTCGTCGGAAGATCGCGCCGAGCGCGTGCCGGAACGTCTCGACGGCCTTCGGCCCGTACCGCTCGACCGCCGGCGCGATCCAGTAGCCGGAGCCGGCCGGGACGCCCCAGTGGTTGACGCTCCCCTTCGGGCCTTGCTCGGAGCCCCAGACGAGCGCGCCGGCGGGAGCTCCCCTCCGGCCGACCCGTTGAGCTCCCCCGATCGAGACGACCGGGACACGGTCACGCTTGACCTTCGCCGAGCGCGCGACCCGGGCGGCGACCGGGACGCCGGAGGACGCCGCGGCGCCCTGGAGGTCGGTCACGAGACCGCCGGCGGCGTCCTCGGCGGCGGCGCGGATCTCGTTGTTGACTCCGGGCCGGAGGTCGGACTGGACGCCGCGGACCGCCTGGAGCGTCTCGAAGATCCCCTCCATCTCGAGCGAGAGCCCGCCCGTCGTCCTCGCCCTAGCCACGCCGCGCCCTCGCCTGGAGGACGTCGACGACGGTCGCGAGGTCGGCGTCGTCGAGCGCGTACACCTCGGTCAGGCTCCAGCCGAGCCCGACCGCGAGCTCGACGAGAGCTCGGCGGTAGCTTCCCGCAGGGTAGGAGGGACGATCTTCGTTTGCAGCTCCTCGGCCTCCTGTTCGGCCTCGACGTCGAGCACCGATCGCTTCCAGGCGTCGAAGCCCTCCTCGAGGCCGAGGGAGGCGTAGGCCATGAAGATCTGCCACGTCTTGAGCGGGAACGACGGGAGCGTCGCCTCGGTCGGCGTGATCTGGAGCCCGTTCCGGTGCGCGTAGGCCTCCCAGTCGGTTTGATGGATGCCGGAGGCCTCGAAGGGCTCCCGGCGCCCGTCCCGGTAGACGATGACGCCGGAGAGCCGGATCACGTCTCGACGCTCTTCCTCGAGCTCGAGCGGCCGAGGACGCCGTCGACGCGAGTCGGGTCGCCGACGACCGGGAGCTCGACGCTCGTCACGACCTGGACGGCGACGTCGCCTCCGACCTCCATCGGGACGATCTGGACGGTGCCGGAGAAGATCGTCCCGCTCGACGTGAGCGGCGTCCACTCGAAGGGAACCTCCGAGAGCGCGTTATCCATCAGGTAGTTGACGAGGCCGGCCGGGTTGTCAAAGTCCTGGATCGCGTCGATGTTCAACGCCCAGGCGATCGTCGACTCCGGCGCCGGATCGGGAACGTGGAGGGTCGGCGTCCCGTCCTCGGAGCTCACGTCCGGCGTGAGCCGGACCGCCGATGCTTGATGACCAAACTCGAGCGCGCCCAACTTGAGCGTGCCCGGGCCGAGCCTGGAATCTGAAAAGACGACGCTCACGGTGCGGCCTCCTCTGGAGTAGTGGCGATGATGGTGAGCTCGAACGACTCGAGCGGTTGCGCGTTGACGCTCGAGCGCCACGCGCTCGGCCGGTAGTTGTCGGCGCCGAGGACGAAGGCGACGGCGTCGGTGAGCGCGAGCGCGCGGTCGATCCGGCTCTCGTCGTTGAGCGGATCGCTCGAGACGACGTAGACCGGGACGGTGTAGGTCCGGCCGGCCTGCGTCCAGCCGGCGAGCGTCGGCAGGCCGACGAGGACGGCGAGCGGTTGCGGGAACGTCGCCCCGGGATCTCGGCTCGCCTCGATGCCGGCGTCGGCGAGCCGGCCGAGCGTCGCCTCGAGGATGCGGGAGGCCGGCGAGAGGACGGCGACGCTCATCGCGCCACCGGAACATTCCAGCGGAGCTGGCGCATGATCTCGGAGCGGTTCGCTCCGAGCGAGTCCCACAGGGAGCCCTCGTCGCCGGTCGAGGTCGTCGCCCGCGCCTGGAACGTCATAGCGGCGGCGCGGATCGCGCCGAGCCGAATATCCGCCGGCGCGGAGTAGACCGGCGGGTCGTCGTCGTCGAAGTAGCGCGGATGGCGCCTCTCGACCGCCGCGCGCCAAGCGGCGGTCGAGAGCGCGAGATTGTCCTCCGGCGCGACCGAGACGGTCGGGTCGTCGAGGTAGCTCGCGACGTCCTCCGGCGTGATCCAGTCCGGCATCCGCTCTACTTGCCGCGACCCGAAGGCTCGGCCTCGGTCCCGGCCGGCGCCGCGATCGTCGGGACGAGCTCGAGGACCTCGGCCGGGTAGTCGGTGTCGAAGAGCGCCTCGCCGACGACGGCCAGCTCGACGTTGAGCGCGCCGATCGCGTTGGCGGTGAGGCGGACGGGCTCGGTGACGCGGACGTCGAGCGCGCGGCGGGTCGCGAGGTAGCCGAACGTCGCCGCGAGCGACGCGGAGACGTAGATCGGGATACCGCCCCACGTCGCCGTCAGGCCGGCGGCGACGTCGACGCTCGTCCCAGCGACCGGCTGCTGGAGCGCGCCCCGATCGGCGAGCTTGCCCCACACGTCCGGCGCGACGATCGCGACCTCCGGGCTCCGCTTGTTCGCGGCGAAGAAAGCGCCGACCGCGGCGCCGATCGAGGTCGCCGGGTTCGTCGCCGCGGCCGCGAGGAGCGTCGCGAGCCGGGTCTCGACCGCAAGGTAGAAATTCTGGACGGCCTCCGCGTAGATCTCGTCGATCACGCTCGGCTCGGAGCGCTCGACGACGACCCACGGGATTGCGCCGGCCCAGTCCCAGCGCTCGACGACCGCGGCCTGCGAGCCAATGACGACCTTCGAGGTCGTCGCGTCGGCGTCGACGGTCGCGGCCCACGCGCCGACCGGCTTGGTCGTCCACTTGGGTTTGTTGACGGCGAGGCCGACGCCCGGGAGCGGCCGGCCGCGGAAGATCGTGTAGAGCGGCCGAGGCTGCTCGGTCCCGCCGAGGACGGTCGTCTCGAACTGAGGCGGGAGGACGCCGGCGAGGTCGGTCGAGATGCTCTCGGTCAGAGCGGCCTCGAGGAAGCGGCGCGCCTCGGTGTCGCCCTGTTGCGCGCGGACCATGAGCTCGACCATCTCGCCGGCCATGAGCTCGCGCCGGCGCGGTGCGGAAGCGGCGAGGATGACAGGCGCCGCGGTTGCTTCTGACATGAGTGTTCCCTCCTCGGGATCGGGGACCGCCGGCGGCGCCGGCTCGTCGGGTGGATCGTCGTCGGGCTCGTCGTCGTCGAGCTCGTCGTCGTCGGGATCGTCGTCGTCGGGATCGTCGAGGGTCGCGGCGACGCGGGTCACGGTCGCCGAGGCGAAGGCGCCGAGCGCGAGGAGCGAGGCCTCGAAGAGGAGCGCCTCGGTGACGTCGACGACGCCGTCGTCGCCCGGGCTCGACGCGACGAGCTCGGCGCCGAGGGAGAGCGAGCCTCGCGACCCGGACGCGGCCTGGACGAGCGCGGTGTCGCCGGCCGGCGTCGAGTCGACGCGGAAGCGGCCGAGGACGCCGGTCTCGGTCTCGACGAGCTCGGCGAGCGCGCCGATTGGCTGGCCGCGATCGTGGTCGACGAGGAGCGGCGTCCGAGCTCGAGCGGCGCGGAGCGAGCCGGGAGCGAAGCGGTAGTCGACGCCGTCGATCCGGCCGACCTCGCCGAACGGGACGACGACGCCCTCGATCGTCCGCTCGGTGAGGTCGGCGGCGACGAGGTCCATCTCAAAGCGGAGCATCTAGACCCTCCCTGGAGTGAGGTCGGCGGCGGTTGCCGCCGGGATTCCGAGGAGGGAGCGTCCCTCCTCGATCGAGATGACGCCGGCGCCGACGAGCAAGACGACGTAGTCGGCCGCGGCTTGCGGGTCGGAGCGGAGGAACGTTTGGACGTCGAAGGCGACGGACTGGCCGCGCGGATGGACGTCGCCGAGCGTCGCCTCGATCGTCCGAAGGTGAGGAGCGACCGCGGTCGCGGAGTAGATCGCGAGCTGTTGCGAGAGGTTCGAGTAGAGGAGCGCGGTTGCGTTCCCGGACGGGCTCGCGCCGATCATCGCCACCGGGACGTTGAAGAGACGCGCGACGTCGGTCGCGACGTTCGCCCGCGCCTCGATCATCTGGAGGTCGGCCGAGCTCACAGACTCCCGGCTGTACTCGATGCCCTGGAGCCACGCGATCCCGTTCTTGCGACGCGCCTCGAGGAAGCCGGCGACGAGGACGTCGGCCTCCTCGTCGGAGAGATGCTGGCCGAGGTTCGTGAGCGTGCCGGCCGGGAGCTCGGCGCCGGCGAGCCGACGAGCGGCGCCCTCGAGCTCGATCGCGGAGGCGAGCGTCCGGCCTCCCACGTCGAGGACGCCCGGGATCGGTGAGTCGAAGCGGATCACGTCCGCCGGCTCGACGACGCCGCGGACGCCGGCGATCCTGTAGCCGCGGAGCTCGGCATAGGCTCCGCCGGTCGAGGTCGTCTCCGGCGTCACGTCGTTGACCGGCGACCACCGAGCCCGGGACGGGAAGCCTTCGGCGTCGCGCTCGAGGACGTGCCAGTAGGCGCGGCCGCGGAAGAGGAGGTCGTCGACGGTGCCGCCGATCGTCGCCGGCCAGCTCGTCGACGGGTCCGGCTTGGAGAGGAGGTAGCCCGGGTCGAGCCGCTCGCCTCCGCGGTAGCGGAAGAGGCCGAGCTGGATCACGGTGCCGACGATGAGGTTTCGGCAGGCGAAGACCGCCGGGATCGAGAGCGCGAGCTCCCGGCCGACGCCCTCACTCATCCAGGCGAGCTCCGCGACCTCGAGCGACGTGCCGGAGCGGACCATCGGCGGCGCCTGGACGCGCCGGCGCGAAGTCTCCGGGACGACGTCGGGAGCGGAGGCGTCGCCGGCGGCGGCGCGGAGACCGAGACGCTCGAGAGCTCCCACGGCCTCGAGGATGCCGGCGCCGCTCGCCGGCGACCATCCCCCGAACGACTAGCCGGCCCGGATGCTCGGCCGCGGCCGGGTCTCCGGCCGGAGCTCGGCGCCGACCGCCCATACAGCCGCGCGAGCGAGGAAGATCGGCCCGGGAGAGCGGCGCGCGGAGAGGGTCGTCCCGACGTCCGGGACGGTCGCCGGCGTCGCGGTGAGCATCTGCCGGGTGAGCTCGTCGCCGGCGTCGTGGCGGAGGCGCCCGTCGACGATCGCGCCGAGCGTCGGCCCGTAGCCGGCGCGCTGCTCGGCGGTCCCGACTTTCGTCGACTGGACGCCGCGGAGCGCGGCGACGTGCCGCTCGAAGGAGGCCGGGTAGAGGAGCTCGAGGCCGCGGCGCCGGCGGGTGAGCTCCTCGAGCTCGGCCCACAGTGCGCGCCTCGAGGGGAAGGCGCGGCCGGTGACGAGGACGAGCTCGCCGACGTTCACGGCGAGGACGTAGCCGCAAGATCCCGGGCTCCCGTCCTGATCGTTGACGGCGAGCGTGCCGGCCGGCCGGAGCGGGAGCTCGAGCTCGGTGTCGCCGGCGTCGGCCCACTGGCCGGGACTGATCCACGAGCGGGCCGCGAGCACCCATTGGTTGAGGTACTGGCGGCGCCAGTCGGTCTCCGAGCTCGTCGCGAAGGCGTGCTCGAGCGCCTCGAGGCGCGCCGGCGTCCAGTGCGGGGAGGCGAGCCTCCAGGCCTCGCGGTCGTCGACGTAGGCCTCCGGCGGCGCCGACCACTCGAGGAGCAAGATCCGAGCGGAGTCCGGGTCGGCGAGCTGTTCGATCGCGGCGTCGCGGTCCTCGAGGAGCAAGGTCGAGCCTCCATCGCCGGCGGTCGAGACCAAGATCATCTGAGGCGAGCGACGCTCGAGCATCGTCGGCGCGATCGAGCCGTCGACGACGTCGCGCGAGACCCTCCAGGCCTCGTCAATGAACGCGAGCGAGACGGAGCTCCCGACGCCACCGTCGAGGTTCGAGGCGGCGAGCCTCCAGGCCGAGCCGTCGCCGAGCTCGATCGCCTCCTGACCGTTCGAGCGGCGGACGATCGCGCCGAGCGTCTCCTCGAGCGTCCGAGCGGCCGGCGTCCAGATGCGTTGAGCGGTCGCGCGGAGGTTCGCGACGTGGAGGACCTCCTGAGGCTCGCCGAAGAGGTCGGCCGCGCCGACCCTCCAGCCGCAGAGACCGCGAGACAGGACGCTCTTCCCGGACTGGCGGGAGACGGTGAGGATCACGCGGCGCCAGCGGAGCGACCCGTCGGCGCGATGCTCGAGGAGACGCTCGAGCGCGTAGCGTTGCCACGGTCGGAGCTCGTCTCGGAGGTAGCGGACGATCCAGCCGGCGGCCTCGGCGCCGTAGCTCCCGACGACGTCCGAAGGTCGGCCGGTTTCCAGCCGAGGCGCGACGAGCTCGACCGAATCCGCCGCGATCCGGGAGGTTCCAGGGGAGAGAGATGATGGTGAC